AAAAAGCAGCTGATGCACTTACAGAAAGTGCTGATAGTGCTATAATAAAAGGGAATATTCTCTCTTGAATTTTTTTAAGCATAATTTTAAGTTTTAGTTTCTAAAACCCTTATGCTTATCTATTCGGTCTAATATTTTATTTAATTCTTCCATTTTAATTAAACCAGCCATAGAAGCGTTTTTAAGGGCACTTATCAACTGTAGTATCATGAACGGTACAATAATTACTTCAGACAGCCAACCTGCTCCTGTAAATCCTTTTTCTACCATTAAAATAACTGTTAAAATAGCTAACCACACAAATGTATTTTTTGTTATTTTTAGGGCTTTATATGTTTTAAATCCTTCTCTTTTTACTCCAGCCCAAATACCGAATATACCATCTAACCATAATACTGCTACTACAGCTAAATATTGTTCCATATTTTCCATTGATAAGTTTAGAAAGTACGTACAAAGATATGTACAAAATGATGTTATTCCCACTATTGATAATTTAGTTTGCATTGTTTATAAATTTATTAACATTTCTAAAAGTTCTGGTTGTGGAAACATATCAAATTTATCTTTACGTGTGTTGGTGTGTGTCCATAATCCTTTTACTTTACCATAATAAGCATCTGGATTAAACTCAAAGGCTTCAGCCCCTTTTTCTTTAATTAAAGCAGGAAGACCTGCTCTTACATCTATATTATCTCTATCTGCAATGTGTAAAATTAATTTACGTAAAGATTCTATTTGTTTATTTGAATATTTATGCCAAGTTTTATATCCTCTAAATTCTTCTTTTAAAGTTACAATTTGAGAATCATTTGCTACTTGACCAGCATAAGTTTTACCATCTTTTAAATAACCAAAATTATTTACTTCAATTCCTACAGAATGAATATGCATATGTTGGGAACCATTTTTACCTAAATGCCAACCATATCCACCTTCAGGAAAAGCTTGAACTACTTCTCCATTATATTTTTCATCATTTCCTTTAATTGAAGATCCTCCTATTACAAATTCAGTACTTACAGCACCTCTATTATCTCTAGCCCAATGGTCTATTGTATTATAAGGATTATGCCATCCTGCTGTGTGGTGGAGGAAAACATATTCTTTATTCCAAGCTCCTTCTTTATATTCTCCTGAAGGGAGATAATGTTTATTTATAACTAAATCATTAGAGGTTAAATATGTTATTTCTGAATTATCTGTACTTACAATACCCATTAAATCTAGAGTATTAGGTCCTACTACACCATCAACTTTTAAGTTATTAGATGATTGGAATTTCTTAACGGCTTTTTCAGTTCCTACACCAAATATACCATCAGCTTCAATTTGTAAAAATTCTTGGAGATCTTTTACTTCAATTCCTCTTGATCCTAATTTTAATATCATTGTTACTATTGTTTATAATAAATATTAGTAAGATGCTTCCTGTTTAACTACTTCGATAGCTTTTAATAATTTAGAATAATCTACAGGACATAATAAATCTAAACCTGCTTTTGCTGTAAATTTTATATATGCATCTCCTTTAAGATAAAGTAAAATAGTTGGGGCCATTCGAATTCTTAATTCTTTTTTTAGTTTAGGGGATGTTGCTATATCAATACGATAATAACTAACCCCTTCTATATTATCTATTTTTTCCCAATCCTTAAATGCATTATTTTTATTAAAATCTGCATAAAATTCTATAACTATAACTTCTTCATGATCATCATCAAACCCTCCATTTGGAGAAATTACATCTTCAAAAGTATTATCATTAATCCAATATTTTTCTGGGATTCTATCTTGGGCAAAAGTTAATAATGGAAATAAAAATAATAATACTAATAAATTTCTCATATTATCTTTGTTTTTGTAATTCATAAAGACGTTGATCTATTTTTTCTAATTCTTCTAATATAGATTCAACATCATCTTGGGTATCCATAATAGTTTGACGAATTAATTCATCTTTTAAATCATATTCTATACGATCTATAGGAGGTACTGGAAGTTCTTTTGCTTCTTGTATATCAGCTTGTAAAGCAAACCACATACCTACTACAGTAGCTACTCCTACTAGTACCATTCCGATAGTTTTTAAATCTAACGTTACTTTTGTTTCTTCTCCTATTTGTTTTGCCATTTTTTACTTAAATGTATAATTTATTCCAAAACTGGTTTGATATAATCTACTATCCCACATTTTTGAAAATTCACCTTCTGCAAAAATTCCTAAGTTTTTTCCAAATTTATAACCAAAACTAATTCCTGCTGAATAGTCATTCCATTGTTCTAGTTCTGAGTCTTGTATTAATCCACCTTTACCCCAATTATTTCTATTAAGATAACTAAATTCTTCTTCTCCAGCAATGTATTTGTGGTATGGAAGAATATAATTTGCATAAGCATGTAACCAAAAATCTCTTTTATAATGGTAAAAATCTACCCCTATTATTGGAGCAACTTCCATCCATGGATCTAATAAATCCCATGCTTCACCATTAAAACGATTCATTAACCCCGGCATTACTGTTTCTCTAAAATCTAAATCTGAATGGGCTATTTCAACACCATTTGAATCAACCCAACACCAATCTTGGGTTGTTACTTCTTCTCCAGTATTTGGGTCAGTGCTTGTTTGAGTATAAAAAACATCTTGATAACCATATTGGTAACCTAATTCATACCAGTAATTAACTGGGTATTCTTGACCATCTATTATTATTGTTTCATTTAACCATATTTCTACTGGATTATAACCATATGCTCTTTCATGTCCTCTTAGGATAGCACCTGCTGATATACTAAATTTTTCACCAATTGGTAATCTACCTCTTACTTCAGCAGAATTAAAATTTAAATTTATCTTACCTACTTCTCTAGATTGAACTTTTACAATATGGTATTTTCCTGTGTGTTTTATAAAAAAGTTATAATTTGTAAAATTTTCACCTCTCCATCTTTCTTTTTCAAAATGGAATTGATATTCTAAACCTGTAACAGCTGATGTTGAAGCCCCAAATACTAATTGTTTTTCAGTACCATCATAATAATTTTTAGGTTTTCTTTCATAGTTAAATCTAGCTAATTTTCTTATACCAAATCCTAACCTATAATCAAATGGATAAATAGGAGTATTATTTACTACATCTGGAATGGAATAAAGACTTCCATCAGGGTTAGTTCTTAAAAAATATGTAGGTTCAGAAGCTTCAATTGAATTTGATATATCACCAGCCCCATATATTGTACCATATTTTAAAAAATCTTGATAAAATGAATCAAGTAAAGTTTGAGCTTGAGATTGGGTTCCTATTAATAATAGAATAATAAAAAATAGTTTTTTCATAATTAGTTTTTAAGTTATTTTGTAATGTTGGTATTTCTTTTACCAAAGATTTTTTCTAACCCTGCAATTCCAAAACAACCTAAAGTTATTATTAAAAACGATTCATATATAAATTCATTTATTACTAAATCTTTCCCAAAATAGCCTGTTACTAAATCTACTACAGCAAATATTACCATTACAGCAAATGACATAAATCCAATAACACTTTTTTCATTTATGTCGTTATTATCTTTAAATATATCTCTAAAAGCCATTAGTTTATCTTTAATATAGTTCATTATATAACATGTTTTAGGGGGAAACTTATTCAATTATAAATACACAAAAAGGAGGTGCTAGTGCACCTCCCTTTAAAAAATTTAAATAATTATTTTTTATTCTTCAACTACAGGCCAAGCTTCAGTTGTGAATGTTACTGTGTTAGTTGTATTAGTTTGAACTGATGGATCCTTTAACCATTTTGTTACATATACCCAGTTAGTTCCTGGGTCTTGCACTGTTGGTGTAGGTCTTCCAGCATTACAAACATTATCACAATAAATACGAGCTATATGACCATCCCAACCATATTGCATCCCAAAATTACCAGATGCTGGGTTTGGTTTTACAACTGATTTTGGAGGAACTGGATAAACATTTATTCTGTCTGAATCAACTTCATTAGAAGATAATTTAACAGTATCTCCTGCTGCTACTATACCAGAATCTGGTCCTGTCATAGCCCAACTTTGCTCCCATTTCATATCAGAATCTGTATTGTTAATCACTGTTAAAGTAAATTTAGCAGGTGATGTTTCTACTTTTTCTGATTTTTTGTTTTGACCACAACTAAATAACATTAAAGTTGCAACCATTGATAAAAATAAATTTTTCATTGTTTTTGTTTTTGTTTTTATTTATTGATTAATTTTAATACCCATGCTTTAGCTAAATCCCAATTTCGTGTAGCAAATACACCAAATGCAAATCCTGCATAGATTTTGAAACCGAAAGACCAAAGTAGTAAACCTACAATTAGACCTAATATACCTTCAATTCCATTGCCTTCTAACCAAGCTTTTACTGCATTGATTGTCTTTTTAATAGCTGAAATTTTTTCAACTACTTCTTTTTTAACTGCTTTTTTACGTGCCATTTTTTTTGATTTTAAGTTTGACTATTTATAAATATATTAACCATCACAAGATACACAATCAGCCATACGTGATCCTAAATCTCCTTTAATTACTGAATCTGTTCTTAAATAATAAAAAGTTTTAATTCCTAATTTCCATCCTTCTAAATGTACTTGATTTATCCATTTTGGAGAATCATTTACATCAAAAGATAAATTTAAAGATTGTGTTTGATCAATATACTTTTGTCTAAGTGCTGCTTGTCTTACTAATTCTAATTGATTTACTTCAGGGAATGTTAAAAATAATTCTTTTTCTTCTGGTGTTAAAATAGTATCAGGTAAATTCATTACAGAACCCCCATCAACTAACATTTGATCCCACCACTCATCTTTATCTTCACCTTTTTTCTTTAATAATGTCTGTAATACTTTATTTTTTCTAATAAATGTACCTTTTGCTCCATTAAAAGTATAAATGTTTGCTGGTAGTGGTTCAATACCTGCACTAATACCTCCTACAATAACTGAATTAGATACTGTTGGGGCAATTGCTAATAAATGAGTATTTCTCATACCTGTACCTCTACACCATAAAGGTTCACCATATTCTTTAGCTAAATCCATAGATGCTTTTTCAGCTTTTCCTCTAATATCACTAAAAATAGTGTGAGTCCAAGCAGTTGAAGCAATAGAATTAAATGGTAAATTTTTCTGTTGAAGGAATGTATGCCAACCCATTACACCTAAACCTAATGCTCTACCTTTTTTAGCATGATAATGGGTTCTTTTTAAAGAATCTTTTCCATTAGATTTATCAATAAATTCTTGCATTACACCATCTAAAAACCAAGTAGATAATTCTACAGCATCTGTATCTTTCCATTCTTCATACTTAGCTAGATTTAAAGAAGATAAACAACAAATAAAACTATGTTCTTCATCTGTAAATAGTGTAATTTCAGAACATATATTTGTCATTGTTACATCTAAATTATTTAATCTATATGCAATTGGGTTGTCTTTATTAACATTATCCTTATACATAATATAAGGCTCTCCTGTTTCCATTCTTGATTTTAAAACTGTAGCCCACCTTTGCATTGATTCTGGGTCTCTAGCTTCTAATTTTCTCATAAATGAATCTCCTACAACTACACATTGATGTAAATTAAGACATTGTCTATTTGGGTCACCCTTAGGTCTACGAATTTGTAAAAATTCATCTATATCCCCATGTTCAATATCTAAATTAACAGATGCTGCTCCTCTTCTAACATTTCCTTGATTAGTAGCAATAATAGCT